CTAACGTGGCGTTACAAAAAACGCGCCGTCGTCATCTGCATCAATTCTCCGGATAAAGCGCGTCCAGAATTCCTTTTTTTCTTCTCGCAAGTATGTATCATATTCCGCCAGCCCATTTCGCAGCGCATCAAGGTTTGTCTTCGGCTTTTCCTCTACCGCTTCAAGGGATTTCTTTAATGTGGTGTACTCTTTCTTGTATTCGTCCAACTCAATCAAGTCGTTAAGATAAAGCGTTTTCAGCTTATCCATTTTCTTTCGTATCGCGTCCGCGCTTTGCGTGGGCTTTTTTTCTGCCTTTTTATAATAGCGATTGTTTCGCTCGGCAATTCCTTCAAGCTCATGCAATAAATAAGCTTCCAGCGCATCTTCGCGAATCCTCTTTTTGTGCTGGCACGCGGAGGTGTCAAGCATTCGCGTCCGGCATCGGTAGTAAGTATAGATCTGCTTTGCCGTTTCCGACTGCATCGTTTTCCCACACTCTTTGCAATGCAACAAGCCGGAGAACAGATAAACGCGATCTGTCTCAATTCCTGCGCAGCGCTGCGACCGCTGGCGGAGAATATCATTTACAATGTCAAAATCCTGCTTGCTCACCAGAGCGGGACAGGCATTCTCGATGCCGTACACCTCGCCGATATAAAGCCGGTTCCGGAAATAGTTTACATATTTGGTATACGCCCTGTCAATGCCCCACGTCTCAAGCATATAGCGCTTTACGCCAAGCACGCTTTGCAGCCTGATATACGCCGCAAACATATCTCGCGCGGCATCTGCCGTGCCGTTATCGATCTGGTATTGCCTGCCCTTGATGATATACCCTAAAGGGGCTTTTGACCCTGCCGGTTGGCCTTTTGCGCGTTTGCCGTCGTTGATAAATTTGATTCGCTCGCTTGTGCGGTCGGCTTCGTCCTGCGCGACGGAAAGCATGATGTTGACCTTTAATCGCCCGGACGCAGTGCGCGTTTCGTAGTCCTCTTCCGTCGCTTGCCATGTCACGCCGTACTGGTCAAGCCGCGTCTGCACGTCGTAGTACCCGGCGACATTGCGGAACCATCGATCAAGCTTGATAAACAAAATCGTGTCGACCTTCCCCGCCTTGCAATCATCCAGCAGCCGCAGGAGCGCGGGGCGCTTTTTGTACGGTTTTCTAGCGGAAATTCCCGCGTCCTCGTATATGCCTGCCACGGTCATTTTATTCGCTTTTGCATATCTTATCAGCGCGTCCCGTTGCTCTTGTAATGACAGGCCATGCCGCGCCTGCTCCTCGCTCGAGACGCGGATATACAATGCCACTCTCATAAAATCCCACTCCAATCAATGTACAAACACCACGCGGCCAGCAGAACGATAATGGCAAACATTATAGCAATCACGACGTTTCGGATACGCACTCCACGCCGCATGATCTCAATCATGTCTGCTTTTGCATCAACATGGCGTTCCAGCTCATCATTCCGCGCTTGCAAAGTTTCCTCGGTCGGCGTCAAGTGTTCGGAAATTCCGAACACCTCATCAAGGGATATCCCAAGCGCTTTGCAGATCGGCGCGACGGTGTAGATCGACGGAGATTTAGAAAACTTGGAAAAGAAGTTCTGCACGGTGGACAGCGGCACGCCAGAAGCGTCGGAAATGTCTTGATAGGTCAGTTTCAATTCTTCTTTACGGATTCTGCACACTTCTTGAATGTTCATTTACGTCACCTTAATCTTTTTCGATTTTCGCGCCGCGAAGTCGCAAGATGAGGGCTTGTCGAACCGCGTCGAGCGCTGTCTTATTGCAATGTTTCGGTGTTGAATTACCAAGGTAAAGCGCGATAAGGTCAAAGCAAGCAGCGGCGACCGCTTCCCGCTGGCTGCAAAAAGGCACTGCCGTTTGTTGCAGAGGGCGGCAGTGCCTTTAGTTACTTATTGCTTCTCAAGTTTTACAGTCTGCGTAACTCCCATAGCAGACACTTCGTAACTGATTACGCCGCCCTGATAGGTAAACGTCTTGGTGTCATCGCCGCTGGCGAGAATTGCCATATCGGTCTGGTCTTTATCATTTTCCGATTCCCAGGTGTACGGCTCATCCGCCGTGGTAGGGGCATCGAAAGAACCGGCCCAATAGAGGGCTTTTGTGTCTCCGTTATCAGATACCCAATACACCTCAATGGCATCTCCGGCAATAGTAGCGGCCTGCCATGCGTCCTCTGCATCGCTGTTTGTCTGCTTCCATTCTCCAACGAGATCGGGCGGAGTTCCCGGCTCGTTTTCGGGCTCGGACTGATTTGTTTTCCCGCAGGCGGTTAACATGCCGAGCGCGAGAACCGAAGACAGCGCGATAAGCAAAAACTTTTTCATTTCAACTCTCCATTTTCTTATATTTTCGACTGCACAAAGTGCAATAATCGACATATAGCCCCGTTACTATAATTATTTGGAGAGACACAAAATGTTGCGCGAAGAAGAAAACCATGCTATTCTTATTAGAGAGCGCCTAAAATCTGAGGTGCTATCACTTACTGACAGTCAGGTGGAATATGTTTTATGGAGGTTGGAATGTTTATTGCAAGAAGAGAATTAAATGATCTGCGGGAAGAAAACCGCAAACTTAAAGAACAACTTGCGGCAGAGCAAGAGAAGACGCGCCGATCTGCCATTATTGATAAGGCTGCTCTCCCACAGTGCAAAAGCCTTGCTTGCGCTGGATGCAAGTATGTTGTAGGACGGTACACCATTAGGAATGGATATTATATCCTTGGATGCGGGAAAGATAATCCTTGCAAAGAGTATGAACCGAGCGAGCTAACAGCAGAAAAGGTTGAATCTATCCGAGAAGCGCTGCTACAGCAATGGCAGTCGTAATAGCGTAAGGGATCCAGAACATAAAAAGCTCTTTCCGCTGTTTCTCAATATAATCCCGACCGGCTAAAGTGATGCGAACAAATTCTGTTGCATCAACGCTTCCTCCCGCGCCGTCTGCGGTTCCGCCCTCATCAAATATCGTTACCATCTTATCCATTTTAAGATAAGTAACATACTTGTTGGGCTGGTTAGGTTTAATCGGTTTGGAATCGTCTTTTTTAGTCAGCTGGTTTATTTCGTCCATACTGATTGATTCAGAATTATATAGTTTTTTCAAAATTTTATAAGCGGTCTTTTCCATACGTCACTTATTTTCCTTTGCCCATTCCACGACACCTAAAAGTTTGGTGCATTGTTCATCGGTCAAATTCGCAATAGCGTCATATAGTGTTTGCCGCGCTGCGCTTAAGCCCTCGCCCTCTGTGGCGGGGGCTCCTTTTATGCCCGGGTCATCCGTTTCGCCACGGAGGTATTCAGGCGTGGTTTTAAGTTCTTTTGCGAGAATTTGCAACGGTTCATCGGCGATATTTGTGTTTTGCTTTTTGGCATCAATTAAATATCTCGACGAGAACCCCATTGCTTCACTGAGGAAGCTTTTCTTTTTCCCGCAAAGATTCACAAGCTCTTGAATTCTATCATATCTTATCAAAACGCACACCTCAATTTGTGGGTTTCGCCAAAACCCAAAAAAATGGGGTATCAAGTATTGACTTACCCCACAAAGTGAGGTATCATACAACCATGCCAACCGAAAAAGGGTACACAAAAACCAGCCCCCCCATAAAAGCGGCTTTTGCAATGTCTTTTGGCGATTTCATTGTAATACGCTTTCCGGGCAGTGTCAAGTGTGATTTCTCATGTTTATGAGGTTTCGGTGGGCATTGACTGCGGCGGGGAAACATAAGACCGGCAGGAGCGCTATTCCCACCGGCCAATGTCCAAATTTGTTTACCCAATGCCCCTTGCAGGCTTTCGCCGCCTGCAATAGCGCTACAGGTTCTTCAGGAGCCTTACCACTTTCGCAGTTTTGGTTCTGCGCATGGCCTTCTCGCTGGTAAGCCATCGGGAGTACCCGATACGGTGGGATATGATTACTGGCATATCACCGTGAGTTTTAACCTCTTCACTGAGTGCTCCGCCGTATCAGTTGCTACATTTAGCCAGTTTAACGCGCTTTGGCACCGCTGTTGCGACCCGACGGGAAGGGAACAGGCAAAATCAAAAGGTTGGTCAAGAAAACCACCTCCCTTGAATTTGCCCAAAGAGGGCTAACGGCAGTATAGCAAATATCCCTGCCGCAGTCAATGATAACTCACAATGAAGGGAGGACGCAAATTTTGACATTGAGAGAGCTACGAGAACGCTCCGGACTGACCCGCGCACAGGTGGCAAAGAAACTGAATGTTGACCTATCCTGCGTGACGCACTGGGAGCTTGGCGACTGGCGGCCGTTGCGGAAGTACCACAAGAAGCTGGCGAAGATGTACGGCGTGACCGTGGACGAGCTGTTTGAATCCAGCGATGGGCAGTAAAAAATGCCCCGCCCAATGTTGCAGCATCGAGCGGGGCGGGTGGGACAAATCTCACCACAAGATATTGTGTCCGTGCTTATTGTAGCACGGAGGGAAGGAAAAGGCAATGAGAAAAAAGCCAGAGTACAAAATCATTTGGGTCACGCCCCCAGACCCTGAAAAGCTGGGGACGATCATGGGCGAGATTTACGCACGCGGTCACGGCCTTGAGTTTGTCGGCCTTGTGCCGAACGAAAAGAAGGGAGAAAAGCATGGCTGATACGTTGTTTTTTGGCGGCATCGCCGCTGCGGTGATTGCGCTCAACGGCTGCGACTTCAAGACGGGGCTTGCCGTTATCGGTGCGTGCGCGGTGTGTAAGGTGCTGTATGAGCTACTGCCGTTCCTCGACAGGGGGTGCAGACGGTGAAATGCGAGCTGTACCATGACAACTTCCAGAATTTTAAGAAATACGGAATCCCAAAGGCGCAGCTCGTGATCGCGGACATTCCCTACAACATCGGCGCTGATGCTTACGGGAGCAACCCGACGTGGTACATCGGCGGCGACAACAAAAACGGCGAGAGCAAAAAGGCAAAGAGCAGCTTTTTCAACTCTGATGGCTATTTCAAGATCGCTGAATATATGCACTTCTGCAACCGCCTTTTGAAGAAAGAACCGAAGGAGAAAGGGCAAGCCCCGGCAATGCTTGTTTTCTGCGCGTTCGACCAGATGCAGACCGTTATGGAGTACGGGAAGCAGTACGGATTTAAGAACAGCTACCCGATGTTTTTCTGCAAAAACTATTCCGCGCAGGTGCTTAAAGCCAATATGCGAGTAGTAGGTGCGACGGAGTTTGCGGTAGTGCTTTACCGTGACAAGCTCCCGAAATTTAACAACGGGCGCGAGATCGGCGAAGATGGGAAGCCGATTCGCGGCACTGGGAAGATGGTTTTTGACTGGCAGAAGTGGGAACGCGACGGGAAGGACATTCCCAAAATCCACCCCACGCAGAAGCCGGTGAACGTGTTGAAACGGCTGATTGAAGTTTTCACGGATCCCGGCGACGTTGTGATTGACCCATGCGCGGGAAGCGCGACCACCCTCCGCGCGGCGTATGAACTGGGGCGAAATGCTTACGGTTTCGAAATCGACAGGAATTTCTACAAGGCCGCGCAGGAGGAAATGCTTGCGCCTCTGTTTGAGAAACCCGCACAAATCACGATGGAAGAGGTGACACGATGAGACGGCACGACAAGCGCACGAGAGAGCAGCGCAAGGCCGACGAATCGGCACTGATTGCGGCGGCGTGTTTGGGCGCGACGATCCTCTTGATCGTGATCTCAATCCTCGCCACCAGCGCGCAGGCGGTCGATGCGGAACCGGAAGGAGCGCCCATCGTAGAGGAGCATGATCCCGCGTGGGACATTCCCGCGACTGAAAGTGCGGTGTGCAACGACGTCTTTCTTGGTGAGTTTACGCTTACGGCCTATTGCCCCGGACGCTGCTGTTGCGGCAAGTGGGCAAACGGCTACACCGCGACCGGCACGCTGGCGACCGAGGGACGCACGATCGCGGTCGATCCGAAGGTGATCCCTTATGGAACGCGCGTCTTGCTGATCTGGCCGGACGGCACGCAGCACAGCTACATCTCGGAGGACTGCGGTGGCGGCGTAAACGGCAACCACATCGACGTGTTTTTCAACGACCATCAGGCGGCGCGCATCTTCGGCGTGCAGAGCGCAATGGCGTATTTGGAGGTGGGGGAATGATGCACTGCGAATCGTGCGGTGCTGATTTCCGAGAGCCAGCTCTTTATGCATACCGCGAAAATCTGAACGATGAGAACTGGACGATTACCACTCAAACCGTGTGCCCTTATTGTGGCACAGACAATATTACGGAGGTAAAAGATGAATCTTTATCAGATTGATTCCGCGCTTGCGGAATGTGTAGATGCCGAGACTGGCGAAATCCTTGACGTTGAAAAGCTCTTGGAGCTGAACATGGCAAGAGAGCAGAAGATCGAGAACATCGCGCTTTGGATTAAAAACGACGTCGCCGAAGCAAAGGCGATCCGCGAAGAAGAGAAGACCCTTGCGGCACGCAGACAGGCTTTAGAGCGCGCGGCAGAGAGCAAGAAAAAATATCTCGATTCTGTGCTGAACGGCGAGAAGTTTTCCACTCCCCGATGCTCCATCAGTTATCGCAAAACCACCAGTGTGGAGGTCTCCGACATGGGCGCGGTGGTGGCGTGGATGCTCGCCAACGGTCACGACGGCGAGGTTACTTACAACGCCCCCACGGTGAGCAAGACTGACCTTGCCCCGTTGCTGAAAAGCGGCGCCGAAATCGACGGGGCGACGCTTGTACAGGGCATGAGCATGGGGGTGAAGTGATGGAGTACAACTTTGGCGAGAACGTAGAGGAATACAGCCAAAAGCAAGGGAAGAAAATCCCAGTTTGGCAATCCGATAAGTACAAAGAGAGCAAGAAAAAGGCTTGCGAGATCATCGAAAGTGGGAAGTATGGACTATCCCCCGCAGACTTCTGGATACTTATGAACGAGACGAAAAGCGGCAAGATGGGGTACACGGGTCTGATTATCTCTCACAACGGCTGCTTGAAAATCAACGATAAGTTGGAAAAACCGTTTAACCCGATGGCTGTTACCGAGGACAAATGCGGATACGGCGGCGCGCTGGTGTTTACTTATTGCGATAAAGATCAGGGGTTATATGAGGTGGGCGAAGTCACGCAGAAAAACTGCAAGAACGATTACCCTTATGCGATGGCATTTAAGCGAATGTTTGACCGCGTTGTTTTGAAACTCTCAAAGCTGGCGTATTCCGGCATTTATAGCGAAGCAGAAAGCGATACATTCCGCGACCCAGTTGATGACACCAGAACCCAAAACGATGTGAAAGCAGAAAACGCGCCCAAGCAGGATAAGAAACCGACCAAGGAAGAGATGGCCGCATTTAACGCGCAGTACAAGCGAGAGGTCAAGAAAAATACTTGCAAGGACTGCGGAATGCCTATCTACCCGGTGACGCACGGCGGCAAGTTATATTCCGTTGCCGAGATTGCGGAGAACGCGATAAATACCTATAAAGCGCCGCTCTGTTGGTCGTGCATGATGGCGAGGAGAAAAGCGAATGAAAGCCCGACTTCATGATTTATCCCTTGCGCGCGATGGTAGGTATTTACTCACCATCGCTACGCGGGAGAACGTCGGCACACTGTATAACGAGCTGCACGAGGTAGACGTTGACGTGACCGTCAAAAAGCACCGTGAGAAACGGAGCCTCGATGCCAATGCTTACTCATGGGTGTTGCTGGACAAGCTTGCAGAAGCCACAGGAACGCCCAAGAGCGAGATTTACCGCCGAGAGGTGCGGGACGTTGGCGGCAACACAGAAACAGTCTGCGTGCGCGAGAAAGCCGTGCAGAAGCTATGCGACGGCTGGAACAAGAATGGTATCGGATGGCAGACGGAAGTGATGGACAGCAAAATTGACGGCTGCAAGAACGTGGTCTTGTATTACGGCTCGTCCACCTTTGACACAAAGCAAATGTCACGCCTGATTGACAACATCGTGCAGGACTGCAAGGAGCTGGGCATTGAGACATTGACCCCGCAACAGCTTGACGCACTAAAGGAGGAATGGGGCAGATGACTAAAAGCATCATGCAGGACAAGAGAGAATGTTATATCTCAGGATTCTCGACAAACCTTGCACGGCATCACATTTACGGCGGCGGTCGCCGTCAGCTGTCCGATATTTGGGGCTGCTGGGTGTGGTTGCGTGCTGACTGGCACAATATGGCTGACTACGGCGTGCACGGGAAAGACGGTCACGAACTGGATATGCGGCTGAAACGCGAGTGTCAGAAGCGTTTCGAAGAACTTTATGGCCATGACACGTTCATGGCGGTATTTAAGAAAAACTATTTGGAGGAAGAATCATGCTGAACAGAATTTGCATCATGGGGCGCATTACGCGCGATCTGGAACTGCGCCGCACGCAGGACGGTACGGCGGTCACGAGCTTCACCGTTGCCGTCGATGACGATTTCAAGAGTAAGGCAACCGGCGAAAAGAAAACCTATTTCCTCGATGTGGTGGCGTGGCGGCAGCAGGCAGAGTTTGCTTGCCAGTATTTGAGCAAGGGCCGCATGGTCGTGGTCGAGGGAAAGCTCACCGTTCGCGACTGGACGGACAAGGATGGCAACAACCGCCGCAACGCCGAGATTATTTCCGACAATATCTATTTCGGCGACAGCAAGCGCAACGATGCTACCGAGCCGCATTTCACCGTAGAGAGCGCCGCAGGCGACTTTGCGGTGATCAGTGAGGACGACGGCGATCTACCGTTTTAAGGCGGTGGAGGCATGGCAAGAAACTATGCAGCACTCCCCTATGACTATTTAGAGGAGATGGATGCGCTCAACGATGCAGAGTTCGGTCGGCTAATGCGGGCATTGCTGGTTTACAGCATGACGGGAGAGCAGATAGCGCTTTGTGGCAATGAGAGATTCTTTGTCAAACGCATGATGGCGCAGGAAGACCGCTTTAAGGCAAGCTATGACGATATTGCTACAACGAGGAGCGAAGCTGGCAAGGCTGGGGCTGCCGCAAGATGGCAAAATGGCAAACGCATTTTTGCTAATGGCAAAAATAGCAAAGCCATGCCTGCCAATGGCAAAAATGGCAATACCGAAACCAATACCGATACCAATACCGAAACCAATATCCAGCTATCTAACGATAGCAAGGGAGAATATTGCGCTGAGCCGCAAGCGGCTGACGCGCCGCCGGTGATTTCTTTGCCGCTGAATGACGGGACTTTTTTCGACGTGTCGGAGAACGACAGGGCCAAATGGTCGCAGCTCTATCCGAACGTTGACGTTCTACAACAGCTCAGACACATGGCGGGGTGGTGCGATGCAAACCCTACCAAGCGAAAGACGCGCGGGGGGGTTAAGCGTTTCATTACTAATTGGCTCGCCGAAGAGCAGAACAAGGGCGGCAAAGCACCGCAGAATAGGCCGTTTGTCGGCGGCGATGTATTCGCCGAGATGTTGGAGGAGGAAAAGAACCGTGGAAAGAGCTGACGTAATTAGCCTTTTAGGGCGATTAAAACAGGCCTATCCGCAGGCCTATGCCAAGATGACCAGAGCAGAAGCCGAAGAGATGGTTGCCCTCTGGTCGGACATACTGGGCAGTGAAGACCCTACCGAGGCGATGGACGCAGTGAATGCGCTGATTGCCGAGGATGCGAGGGGATTCCCCCCGAAGGTCGGACAAGTGCTGGCAAAGATCAGGGGAACAGCTTCCCCACACGTTTCGGTGGCGTGGATGAAGCCATACATCGAGCGGATAGCCGAACAGGAGGCATTCATGCCGAGCGTATCGCGCTATGCGAGAGAACACGGGATGACGTGGGAAGCGGCGGCTGCCGAAATAGGAGGATGACGCATGGAGCGAGTAGTTTCATTTACCGTGGATGGAAGACCTGTACCGAAGGGTAGACCACGCGTTACGCGGCATGGGACGTATACGCCGAAAAGCACGCAGATTTTCGAGGCTGCAGTTCGCACAGCGTGGCTTAAGACGGGGGAAAAGCCATTTGAGGACGGAGAAGCGCTGGATGTCATGGTTAACGCTTATTTTCCCATCCCATCTGGAACACCGAAGAGGGAAAGGGATGGATTGCATTTAACCCCGTACCTTAAGCGCGGCGATATCGACAACATCATCAAGGCGGTATTGGACGCGCTCAACGGATATGCCTATAAGGACGATTCTGCCGTGTTTAGCGTTTGCGGGAGGAAGTTTTACACGGACGGTGAGCCGCTTACGGTGGTGACGATCAGCAGCGTGTAGGTCGACCATGAGCTTTGAGCACTGCCACTTCTGCCTGCCACCCGTGCGCTATCCCGGCTGCCAAGACCATTGCCCGTATTATGCGGAGGATATTGCGAAGGCCCGGGTGGCGAAAGCCGAAGAGAAGCGGCAGACGCAGGCAAAAGAGGATTATTTGGGAGCGCGCCAGTTCAAAACGCGGCGCATGCAGAACTTGAAAAAATAAAAGGGAGCAAGAAAAGATGTTGACAGAAAAAGAGTTGGGCGAACGGCTCAAAAACGTTCGAAAAATGCGAAATATCAGCCAGTTTCGGATGGCCGATATGATGGGCACAGAACAGTCATTCATTGCCAAACTCGAAAAGGGCGCGAGCTATCCGAAGGTGTCGACGCTGTATAGATACGCCGAATGCGTTGGCTTGACGTTAAGCGATATTCTGGCGGAATCCCCCCCGGCGAAAAAAGGCATGCTGTCGCCGGAAGAGATCGGCGAGAACATCAAGAAATGGAGTGCGCTGCGGGGCATGAGTATCAAGGGGCTTGCAGAAAAGGCGGGATTATCGCGCAGTAGCATCTTAAACCTCAGAGAGGGACGATGCATCAGCTACATGCCGACGTATCAGTACATTGCCGAAGCGCTGGGCGTGACCGTCGGGACGCTGCTCGGAGAGACGGGCGGTGCGGAATGATCTCAAAACGCATTTACATGAAACTCGATTGGGGTCACGCCGGGACCCCTGTGTGTGTGGCAGATTCACCAAGCGAGTTAGCCCGTCTATGCGGCACGTCGCTTTCCACGGTATCACATGCAGTCGCGAAATCGCAGAAGAACCCTGCCGGGAAGTCTTGGTATGTTGGAGTTTGGACACGTTGGAGCAACCGAGAATACAAGGAATATTTCGGGGAGGTGCGCGCATGAGCAAGATCATGAGACCGAAAACGCCGTTTGAGTTCTGCGCTTATCCGGTGCTCAAGGAAGCGTTGGAAACGATGAACTATAACCAAACAGAACTGGCGCAATCCCTCGGCACGTCGCAGTTTACGGTGTCGGCGTGGGCGCGCGGCGACAGAGATGTGACGGTGCGGCTGCTGCTGGCGCTGGAAGACCTGACGGGGATGACATTCCGGGAGCTGTTCGGGGAATGCGAGGGGCGGAAATGACCGGGTATAGCAGTCAGCCGATCTCGCAGAGAGCGGCGAAAGAGCTGCTGGCGCTCCCACTCGAAGACAAGGCGCTTTTGAGCCGCGAGAAGATTGAGCAATGGTACAGCGCATGGGACGGCAAGTGCTACGTCAGCTTTTCCGGCGGGAAGGATTCAACGGTGCTCGCCTATCTGGCCGCACAGGAGCTATCGCGCTATCGCACGCCGATTTATCCGCTGACGCTGGTATTTGTCAACACAGGGCTTGAGTATCCTGAGATTCAGCACTTCGTCAACGACTATGCGGCGTGGCTGCAAAAGCAGTTCCCGCGGATCGACGCGCAGCTTGCGCGGCTGCGGCCGAAGCTCAACATCCGGCAGGTGGTGACAAGGTACGGCTATCCCGTCATCGGCAAAAAACAGGCGCGCTTTATCCGCGATTTACAAAACGCGCACGGGCAGAACGATGCAACGGTCAATCTGTATCTGACCGGATACAACCGGAAGGGCGTTTACTGCTCGACGATGAAACTGGCGGACAAGTGGCATTATCTCAAGGATGCGCCGTTCCACATTAGCGAGCAATGCTGCGACGTGATGAAAAAAGCACCCGCCAAGCGATACGAAGCTACGAGCGGATGTGTGCCGTTTACCGCGATGATGGCGAGCGAGAGCCAGCAGCGAGAAAAAGAGTGGAAGCGCACGGGCTGCAACGCCTTTGACGGCAAGCGCCCCATGAGTAAGCCAATGAGCTTCTGGACAGATCAGGACGTGCTTGCGTTCCTAAAGGGCGAAAATATCCCGTATTGCAGTGTATACGGCGACATCGTGGCGAGCGACGGGGAAAATGATTATCCGTCAACGCTCATCGAAAAGCCGCTGCACTGCACGGGTTGCCAACGCACGGGGTGCATGTTCTGCGCGTTCGGTGCGCACCTCGAAAAAGGCGAGAATCGTTTTGAGCGCATGAAGCACACGCACCCGAAGCATTATGAATTCTGCATCGGCGGTGGGGCTTACGATCCTGCTGACGGGTTATGGAAGCCCAATGAAAAGGGCCTCGGCTATGGCCGGGTGCTGGATTACATCGGAGTGAGGTATTGAGCATGAAGGTTTTAGTTGCCTGCGAGGAATCGCAAGAAGTGTGTAAGGCGTTCCGTGCGCTGGGGCACGAGGCGTATTCTTGCGACATTCAGGAGCCGTCCGGCGGGCATCCGGAGTGGCACATCTTAGGCGATGCGCTCAAGGCCATCGAGGGGGGGCAAGTGACCACGATGGACGGGCAGACGCATGACGTCGGCATGTGGGACTTACTGATCGCGCACCCGCCGTGTACTTATCTAACTGTTACCGGGAATCGCTGGTTTAACACGGAAAGATATGGAGAAAAGGCGGTCAGACGGTTGCAGTTGCGGGAAGAAGCTGCGGCGTTTTTTATGGCCTTTGTAAATGCCAACGTTTGTAAAATCGCGGTAGAAAATCCGGTCGGATATATGTCTACACACTATCGTAAGCCTGATTGTATTATCCAGCCGTATGAATTTGGGCACCACGCAAGAAAAAAGACTTGCCTATGGCTAAAAGGCTTACCCGCTTTGCGACCGACAAACATTGTAGATGCAGGAGATATTTTGCCAGGTGGATACAGTGTGGGGGCAAGCGCAGACTCTGCAAAAGACGAGACTGGTAAGATTCTGCGATGGAATGACCCGCGTACAGCAAAAGCAAGAAGCAAGACCTTCTTCGGCATCGCCAGAGCAATGGCGGAGCAATGGGGCGGAGACATTAGGGAGGAATGATAGATGTACATCGGAGAACCATTCAGCTGGAAGCCTGCCGCCTTTGAGGGCAGTACCGGCATTATGAGCGTTACCAAGAAAGAGACGACTGCGCACGGGCGCGTCGTCTACATCAACGAGGCGCACCGCTACTTTACGGCGGAGGCGGAGATCAATGGGAATAAGCTCAGAGAGCGCTTTAAATTTTAGGGAGGTAAGTATGGACGCTATTGAATTTGTTAAGCAGTTGAGACGCATGGATGAAAAGGGAGCGATGAAGAACCGTTTTATTTATCCCTGCGTTGGCAGAGAGACGGATTCACCGGAGGAAGTTGTGGCCGAGGTTGAAGAATGGGCAAAAATGAATCCACGCAAGACACGTCAGAGCGCGTTGCTGGAGCAGTACCCGGAGGCACGCATCGGAGATGATGGTGTGTTGCAAATATATCCCTGCTTGATTTCTGCGTCGCACAGGAATGCCCGAGGTAACTGCTCAACTATGAAACGCGCGTGTTCTGACTGCCTCCGCGAGTTCTGGATGCAGGAGGTGGAGTGATGGTTTCGGACGAAGCATTGAAAAAGCTGCAAGAGCAAATTGCGGCGTGGCCGAGTATTTCAGGACTTACGGCTGCAACGGGATGGTAGACCTTGGAATTCAGCCCCACAAGGTCACGGCCATTGTGGGGTACGCCATTGTCCGTGGGAGGGATCCCGATGTCGGGTTGTTGCCGGGCCAGTATGGAGTAAGCTGGTTCCTCACCCGCGAGGAGGCGGAAGCGGCATTGGAGGCGATAAAAGATGAGTAAGTCTGTTATGCTGAGCATCCGCCCGAAGTGGTGCGGAAAGATTGCCAACGGCGAAAAGACGATTGAGGTGCGCAAGACGCGGCCGAAGTTGGAAACGCCGTTTAAGTGCTATATCTACTGCACGCTGCCAAAATATCCGCACGAGGACTTCATTGTGACGGACTATCCAAGGCCACAGTTTTACGGCGGCGGCAAGGTCATCGGCGAGTTTACCTGTGACCGGATATTTCCCATCAATGTTTTCGACAATGGTGGCATTCAGAACTGGTTTTTCGAGCACATGGAGCGATCTTGTCTTACATACGAGGAGCTTGCTGACTACATCGGCAACGGGAGAACCGGCTATGGCTGGCACATCTCCGACCTAAAAATCTACGATACGCCGAAGAAACTGAGCGAGTTCAAGGGTCTATGTAAAGTCGAGTCGGATTGCTGTGCCTGTCCTTATTACAACTACAGCAAAATGGACTGTGACGGCCGGACAATCAAGCGCCCGCCTCAGAGCTGGTGCTATGTGGAGGAGATGAAGAATGTTTGAGTTAAAATCCTGCCCGTTTTGCGGAGCCAAGGGCGTTATGCAGAGAAACGGTCACTGCTTTCGGGCATGCTGCCCAAATAGAGACTGTCCAATCGAACCGAGAACACATTGGTACCTGAATCATCTATTAGCAATCGAAGCATGGAACAGGAGGGTAGACAATGGTTGAATACATTGAGCGAGAAGCGGCGATTGCAATAATTGAAGAAAAGCAAAAAGAACTATGCCCCGTCGGACGATACGGAAGAGGTTATGTTTATGGCTCCGACAGGGAGAAGTATGACGCTTGGGATGCGATTATTGATGCTCTAGAAAATATACCAAGCGCTGACGTTGCGCCAGTGGTGCACGCACAGTGGATTGAAGATGAGAGTGGAATTATTATCTGCCCAGAGTGCAAACGGGGATATAACCTGATCGCTAAATTTACCAACTACTGTCCTGCATGCGGCGCGAAGATGGACGGAAAGGAGGGGGCAAATGCTGACGATCACGATTAAAGCCAACGTCCCCGCTGCCGACGCACAGGGCATCAAGGAGCGCATCGCCATGGACATTGAGCGATACGGCGATTGTAAAGTCGTGAGCGTCGTGAGCGACCGGGGACGGGAAGAACAGCTACGAATGAAAGGAGCCAAATTATGAGCATCAACGTAAAGAAGTACACCAAAGACCAGATGGCGAAGATGGTGGAGGACGCGCAGGCGGAAGTGCAGGAATTAAGGCGGGTAAACGCCGCACTGACCGAGCAGATCGACCAGATGAACGGCGAGGCCATCAACAAGGAAAAAGAGATCGAGAAACTGAAAGCGGACGCGGATGCGCTGCGGAACAAGCTCACTGACACTGATGCGGCGCTGGGACGGACGAATGCAGAGTTGACGTATTCTGTCGCTGAAAAGAACGCGCTGCGGAATGACGTAATTAAAATGACGGATAGAGCCGCTTTTGAGTGTGGGCGCGCCAATTATGCAGAATCCCACCCGTGGCGAAACCTGTTGGCGTGGGTCAAACGGAAGGCGGCGTGCCATGAGTAACGATCCGCTTAAATGGAGTACACCGCCGAGAGGGGGCGCACCTGTCAATAGTCCGTGTATCGAGCATGACAATGTAAATCACCCCGCGCATTACACGGCGGGAGGGGTCGAGTGCATCGACGCCATCGCGGCCGCATTGACGTGCCAGAAAGACCCGATGCAAGCATGGCTGACGGGACAGGTGCTCAAGTACATGTGGCGCTGGCCGCTGAAAAACGGCAAGGAAGATCTGCGAAAGGCGAGATTCTATCTTGACAGGCTGATCAACAGCGCGGGAGATGATTGAGGTGATGCGATGAGCACGTTTCCTGATCGGCTACGTAGATTGCGCGAGCGCCACCAACTGAAACGATGCGTATTATCTGAGCTGTGCGGGCTGAACCGAAACACGATAAAACGATACGAGATGGGGACGCAGAAACCGTCAATGGACGCGCTGATAAGCATTGCTGACTATTTCGGCGTGTCGATTGATTACTTGCTTGGAAGGTCGGACTATCCAAAAAGTTTATAAAAATATTTCGCAAAACTCACTTATAAGTGAGTCAGGGTATTGCAATTATGGGAGAATTGAACCGCAGAGGTGTAAAAGCCTTTGCGGTTCTCTCATTTATGGCGTTTACCTCCTGCGCCATAGTGGGGCGCGGTGCTTTTCATCTTTTCACACCGTCCCCCGCAACATGCCGCACGCGCGATGCATCCCACGATCAGGGCCGAGAGGTCGCACCTCTCATGCGGCACAGGACCCCGCGCACCTCTCAACGATGTGTCCCAGCGGGGACATACGCAGATGTGTCGGAATAGTAGACGAAAGTGGTTCAGCCCTGCGAACCGCGTGGAGCATCCGGAGGCGAAGCGCAAAAGAGGGCGTGTGAGGTGCAAATCCTCACCATCTGCACCAAAAGAGGAGAGCCGCTGCCCTGAGAGTGCGGCACGTTGTAGCCCCCCGGGGCGGGTAAAATCTGCTATGTAAGGCCAAGGGGCGGGGGCTGGTAGCAAAACAGGAGGATGGCGTGGACGATATTACAAAGCAGCCATACGCCAAATGGCTTGAAGAAAGCATAGCAACTATCGCAGGGATTGACCCTTGCTGTATTTGCTTTGCAGCGACAAAAGCAGACGGCACGGTGTTCACCGGCTATTATAATGCAGACGCGACGGACAAGGCCGTTTTTGCGCACAATATCCAGTCCGACATCGTGATGGATATCATCAAGGCGAATGCTGACACAATCAGCGGGATTTTGGAGGATGGCAAATGATTCTCTGCGGTAAAGACTGCACACCATGCTGTGACTTCTGCACTCACGTCAAACACGGCACAGTAGTAGTTGACGGTAAGCGTGTAACTACTGGGCCCGTTGGATGCGAACTGCACAAGGACAAAGAGCACCAGGACATTGCCGCGACTTGCGGGTATTGTAATGACTTTCATTGTTTTTGGAGCCTGGGGCCTGCGAATAGCGAGATAAAAAAAGAATGAGGTGGTGACAATGGCTGCGCGTCTGACAGACCGGCAGAAAAAGAAAATACTGGCGGACTATGTGCAGACGAATAACTATTGCGCCACAGCGAAAATCAACGGCGTGTCCGCAACGACGGTCAAGAACCTTGTGCGGGCGAATGCCGACATTGTGGAAAAGTGTGAGAAAAAAAAGGAAGAGAACACCGCCGATGTATTAGCGTACATGGACAAGCACAAAGACATGGTGTGTTCGTTCATCGGTAAGGGGCTTGAAATGCTCAACGACCCCGAAAAGCTGGCGGCGGCGAATCTCAGTCAAATCACAACGGCGATGGGGACGCTGATCGACAAGTGGGCGATGATAAGCGGCGGGCCGTCTGATAATGGCAAAGAGGACGAACTCAGCAAGAGCCTGAGAGAGATGGCGGAGGAGTTGGAGAGCGACACATGAATACAGAATTAATGTTTTCCAGCAAAACAGACTTATGGGAAACGCCACAAGATTTGTTTGATAAACTGAATAATGAATTTCAATTTACACTTGATGTGTGTGCAACTCCAGAAAATGCAAAGTGCGACAAGTTCTATACGAAGGAACAAGACGGACTGAAACATCCGTGGAAAGGAACCGTGTGGTGCAATCCTCCATATGGGCGTGGCATCGGGCAATGGGTGAGGAGAGCGTTATTTGCATCCGTTAGCGGGTCTACCGTCGTAATGCTACTTCCTGCCAGAACAGATACAAAATGGTTCCACGATTACATATACAAAAGAAACAATGTGGAAATTCGGTTTATTAGGGGACGATTAAAATTTGGCGGAAGTAAAAATTCTGCTCCATTTCCGTCTATGGTAGTTGTATTTATGCCACATGATTAGCCCAAAACAAGCAAAAATCCTTGCTTTTTCCTATTCCAAGTATGACGCGCTGATCTGCGACGGCGCCGTGCGTTCCGGCAAGACCTCCATCATGATGTGGGCGTTCGTCCGCTGGGCGATGGAGAATTTTAGCGGTCAGCGATTTGGTGTGTGTGGCCGCACGGTGGATAGCTGCACCAAGAACATCATCGTGCCGTTCACGGCGATGAGCCTTGCAAAGGAACGTTATATCATCCGTTGGCGGCGCGGTGACAAGGTTATGGAAGTGCGGCGCGGTGCCGTGACGAATTACTTCGAGGTGTTCGGAGGAAAGGACGAGGCCAGCTATACGCTGATACAAGGCCGCACGCTGGCGGGGGTGCTGCTGGACGAGGTGGTGCTTATGCCGCGTTCGTTTGTGGAACAGGCCTTGACCCGCTGCTCCGTTGACGGCGCAAAGCTGTGGTTTTCTTGCAACCCGGGAAGTCCACAGCACTGGTTTTATACAGAGTGGATACAGCGGAACAAGGAGCGAAACGCGCTGTATCTGCATTTTGAAATGACGGACAACCCCGGCTTATCTCAAAAGACGCTGGAACGCTATCAGGCAATGTTTTCCGGCGTGTTCTACGACCGATACATTCGCGGCTTGTGGGTAGTGGCCGAGGGCCTGATCTACCCCATGTTTGACGAGAGCTGCATTGTGGACGAGCTGCCGGAAAAGGGAGAATACTATGTGTCCTGCGACTACGGCACACTTAACCCGTTTTCCGCAGGGCTGTGGCGATGGGATGGCAAGACGGCCACGCGCATCCGCGAGTATTACTATTCCGGGCGCGAGAACCAGAAGAACAAGACGGACGAGGAATACGCCGACGAAATTAAAAAGCTCATCGGCGAGGCAAACGTTAAAAGCATCATCGTTGACCCGTCTGCCGCCTCGTTTATCGAGGTTTTGCGGCGGCGTGGTTATATGGTGCGAAAGGCCAACAACGACGTAACCAACGGTATTATGACTACGGCGCGGTTTTTGCAGGACGGCGTAATCAAGATACACCGAAATTGCAAAGACTGCATCCGCGAGTTTGGCCTGTATCGGTGGGACGAAAAATCCGCCGATGACAGGCCGATCAAAGAAAACGATCACGCAATGGATGAAACACGGTATTTTGCTTATACGGTCCTGAAGAACAAGGCGTATCGGCGCGAGTATACACCACTTTGGAACAGATAGGACGGTGAGCGGCTATCAAAACATATAATGACCTTGTGGCGGTTGGCGAGGACGAGCAGGCGCGGATGGCGTTTATCCGCAGCGCGATCAATGAGCACCGCGAGAGTCCGGCATATAAAACGGCGGCGGATGCGGAGGAATACTATAACGGTCTAAATCCGACCATTAACCGCTATGAGAAGATCATCTATGATATGCAGGGGCGCAGCCACACGGATATGTGGACGGCAAATCATAAGCTGGCCAGCCGCTTCTTCGGTCTGGCAGTGGATCAGGAGGTTTCGTATCTGCTGGGAAACGGTGTGACCTTTGCGGAGAAGGAAACGCCAAACAAGCTGTGCCCGGACTTCGATCAGGAAGTCATGGATGCGGCGCGTGAGGCGAAAATCGCGGGCGTGTCCTTCGGCTTCTGGGATTTGACGCATTTGCGTGTGTTCTCCCTGCTTGAGTTTGTCCCCCTCTATGATGAAGAGGACGGTGCAATGAAGGCAGGCATCCGGTTTTGGCAGGTGGCACAGGATAAGCCCCTGAGAGCGACGCTGTACGAGATCGACGGCTTTACCGAGTATTTCCAGCCGAAGAACAAAGATATGAGCGTATTGCAGGAAAAGCGCAGCTACAAGCTCGTTATCCGCAAGGCCGAGGTAGGCGAAACCGAAATCTACGACGGCGGGAATTATCCGAGTTTCCCCATCGTGCCGCTGAAAAACAACAAGCGGTGCCTATCCGAAATTGCCGGAAAGCGCAACACCATCGACGCGCTCGATCTTGCATCCTCGAACATGGTCAACAACGTGGACGAGGGCAACCTGATCTATTGGGTGCTTTCTAATTGCAACGGCATGGATGATCTGGACGATGCAAAGTTTGTGGAGCGCTTGAAAACCACGCATGTTGCCCACGCTAACGGCGACGACGGTGCGAAGGTGGAGAGCAAGACCATCGAGGCACCGTATGAGGGCACGAGCAGCACCATTGATATGCTGAAAAAGAAGCTCTATGAAGATTTTCAGAGCTTTGACGCTGCGGCGGTGTCCGCGGGCAATCAAACGGCAACGGCAATCAAGGCAAGCTATGTGCCGCTGGATCTGAAAACGGACAAGTTTGAATCCGAGGTCACGCGGTTTATTGTTGAGATTCTGCGTCTGGCAGGCATTGAGGATCAGCCGAGCTACACGCGCAATCAGATTATCAACAAGAGCGAGGAAACGCAAAATATTCTGCTGGGCGCGGCGTATTACGATGACGAGTACATCACAAAGAAGCTGCTGACCATCAACGGCGACATTGACCAGTACAAGGACATGGCGAAGCGGAAGGCTGCAGAAGAGATTGACCGGAGTTTTGCGAATGAAAACGGGGCATTTGGAACGGAGGTAGAGTGATGGGAGGTAGAGGCGGAGCCGGTGGCGGAAGCGCCAAGTCGTCCAGCGCGGGTGGGATGTTTGGGCGCGAAAAGCCCTTAAAGGTTGAAACCAGATACATCGAAGGACGTGGATTTACGCGCGGGCGGTACGATGATACGGTGCTACAAGCCGTTTCACTTGGAGACGGGAAGGTAGAATTGCAATACGCCAAAGCCGATAGCTACAATAAGACCGCAAAAACAAACAAGACGAATTATGTGACTTATACACTTGATCACGGCTTTGTAAACGACACTCCACATAACATCAATTTTGAAAAAATCACATCATTTACCGGGCAAACCTATGCCGTCAAAGAGGCCCTTAAAAAGCGGGGATATAAATTCCGGAACGGTGGATGGGTTAAGGAATGATTAACTTTGAAAATCTCGACAAGTTTACATTCCCCGGCGTTGGCAAGTATGAAATCCCACAGATCGAGCCGGTAAAGGCGTATCCGCATGGCGAGTTTATCCCCGTGAATTACCATTACACTGCGAAAGACACGAAAAGCAAGATCGTGCATTTCTTCGTGGACGATTATCAATTCATTCGGTATTGGAACACACCTGACAAGCGCATTCCGCAACTGTCGCAGTTTGCGGCGGTGTGCGCGCCGGACTTCTCCATATACACGGATATGCCGCTGGCGATGCAGATATACAACCATTACCGCAAGCATTGGTTGGCGGCGTATTGGCAAATGCACGGCATGACGGTTTATCCCACGATCTCATGGAGCGACGAGTGGAGCTATGATTGGTGCTTTGATGGCGAGCCGGTTGGCGGTGTTGTGGCTGTCAGCTCAGTAGGGACACAGCAAAACAAGGAAAGCAAGAGGCTGTTTCTGCGCGGCTACGAGGAAATGATGAAACGGCTTTCACCGGAATGGGTGATATTCTACGGGAAAGTGCCGGAAGAATGCGATTGGAATGTGATCCGCGTAAAACCGCACTATGACGATATTGTGAAACGGAGGCAGAAATGCCAAACAGTGACCTCGGACACAAGCTGACCGACAAGGAGCTTGCGAAGCTGGAACGTCGTATTGCAACGCTATACCGCGAGGCGGGGGAAGAACTGCAAGCTACCATCGACGCATATTTTGAGCAATTCAAAAAGCGCGACGAGGAAATGAAGGCGCTGATCGGCACCGTGCAGAACGGCAAGGAATGGACGGAGCAGGACTATAAGCAATGGCGGCTGAACCAGATTGGGCGTGGGGAACGCTATCAGGCCATGCGGGACAAGGTGGCGCACCGCGTGACCGATGCAAACGCTGTGGCGGTGTCCTACACCAACGATGCAACGCCCGGTATTTACTCCCTCAACCGCAATTATGCGGCGTACACCATCGAGAGTGTGGCTGGGAACGTGGGCTTCGACCTGTGGGACGAGCAGACTGTCAAGCGGCTTATGGTAGAGCAGCCGGACTTAATGCCATACTACCAGCCGAAACGGGCCTTAAAGCGTGGTATCGACCTCGCGTATGGTAAGAAGCAGATCACGGCAAGCGTCACCAGCTCTATCTTGCAGGGGAAGAGCATCAAGCACATGGCGGATGACCTGCAAAAGCGGATCTCCACCATGAGCCGAGACAGCGCAATTCGCACGGCCAGAACTGCCGTGACCGGCGCGCAGAACGCCGGACGCATGGATAGCTATGCGGCGGCGGAGAAGATGGGGATTAAGCTCAAAAAATGTTGGCTGGCTACGCTGGACGCGCGTACACGCCACTCTCATGCCATGCTTGACGGCGAACAAGTGGCGCAGGACAAGAAGTTTTCTAACGGGTGTCGCTTTCCCGGCGACCCACAAGGGCCACCGTGGGAGATATATAACTGCCGCTGTACGCTGATTGCCGCCGTGGAGGGCGTAGATACCTCATCGGCGCAGAGACGCGCCAAAAACGCCGATACGGGGCAAACAGAGGTCGTTTCTAATATGTCCTATGCTGAATGGGCTGGATGGAAAAAGGATACAAAGCAAGTTGCAAGTGCGGCAAAATCTGCTATAATAGAAGAAAGCAAGCCGTTGCCAATCACTATTTCGGATTGCACCACGGAGACGCGGAAATATGATTTTAGTGATGGAACGGAAAACGGGACGAGAAAATCCGCAAATGCCACGGTTTATAAAACTCCAGACGGAACAGAGTTTGTATTTCCAGTGAGTTACAACAAAGCGCACCAGACGATGACCCCAGAGAAAGCGGTTGAGCTTTGGGGTAAGGTTCCAGAAAAATTACGGGATATGGGGCAAAAACAAATCATATTCCAAGATGTTCATAATCCGCAAGACAAATACTGGAGAAAGCGATACAAGAAATTCCGAGGCAGTTATGCTACGGGCGGGGATGACATCAATTTTTGGCGTTATGATCATCCGCATAACGACGATTATGTTGTGCGAACGTATTGCCATGAAATCGGGCATAAAGTTGACACGGACAATAGCGTAAATGGCACACGCTTCTCAGAGTACACATGGTGGACGGATGCAATGGCTGAAGATAAGAAGGTATCCGGTCAAAAATCGGTTACAGTCTACGGAGAAAACGCCAATTCTGAGGATTTTGCGGAAAGCGTGGCCGAATTTGTTAAAAATCCGGACGTATTCAGAAAGATGTTTCCGAACAGAGCGAAAATCATTGATATTTTCTTAAGGTAAGGCGGTGAGCGCTTATGAAAACAAAAAAGTTTTATGATGACAATGGAAAACTTGTTAAAGAGCGTGTTTACGGGAAAACACCGTCCGGTGGCGATTATTCGGAAATCTGCTATATCGATAACAATCGAATGGTTATCAGAGAGTGCAAGGAGGATGGTACGCTTATTGCTGAAACATGGGGTGAGCGATGAGCGTTACAATCCAGGATCACAGTGCGGAGGTTTCCGCTGAAATCAAGGCGGCGCTGCTGCGGGGCCTTGAAAAGATTGGGCTGGTGGCAGAGGGATACGCAAAAAAGCTGTGCCCAGTTGACACCGGCAACTTGCGGAACAGCATTACCCATATGATAGACGAGCAGGAACCGGCGGCAATCATCGGCACGAACAATGAGTATGCCGCTTACGTCGAGCTTGGCACGGGCATTTACGCCGAGGGCGGCGGCGGACGGCCTACGCCGTGGGTGTACCAGGACGCGAAAGGCAACTGGCATTACACGCGCGGCAACAAGGCACAGCCGTTTCTGAAACCAGCTGCCGCCGACCATGTGGGACAGTATCGGGACATTCTGGAAAGTGAGCTGAAAAATGGATAACGAGACTATCAAGGCCATTGAAGCCATTATACGGCGTGGCAATGACGCGGAAATCCGACGCAAGGGCGACGGGTATATCGTATTAGAGGTCAAGAAAACAATCAAATATTCAACTTCCGCGTAATAGGGCGCGGGAAAGGGCAATAGGAGCCAGCTACTGAGAATTTCTCGGTGGTTGGCTCTTTTGTTTTCGGTAAAACCCGCGAGGTACAGCGGTTTTTATACAACGTTCGCCCCCGAAGAATTGGGGCCAAGGAAAAGGAGAACGAATAACATGGCGAAATTTACGAGAGCGGAAATCAGGAATATTCTCGGCGAGGCTTGCACCGAAGAAATCGAGAATCGCTTGGTTGCGCTGCATCTGGGCGTGGTCGACCCCCTCAAGGACGATCTCACGAAGTACAAGGCGGACGCGGAGAAGCTGCCCGGCGTCCAGAAGGAATTGGACGACCTCAAGGCAGCGGGTGACGGCGGCTATAAGGAAAAGTACGAGAAGGAACACTCGGCCTTTGAAACTTACAAATCCGACGTCACGGCAAAGGAAAGCAAGGCGGCAAAGGAAAAGGCCGTGCGCGCTTACTTTGAGAGCAAAAACATCACCGGCGCGAATCTCGACCTTGCGATGCGCGGCTGCGGCGAGGAAATGGCCGCATTGGAGCTGGACGGCGACAAGATCAAGGACACCAAGGCCCTTGATGCGCTCGTAGACGGCACCTACAAGGGGCTGGTCTCCACCACGCAGACAAAGGGCGCGAATCCCGCCAATCCCCCGGCAAACACCGGCGGCGCAAAGACACGCGAGGACATCTACAAGAAGGACGATAAGGGCCGCTATGTGATGTCTACGGCGGAGCGCCAGAAAGCACTTGCCGATCTGATGGCAAGCGAAAACAACTGATTTTTTGAAAGGAGCTATTTATGGCTGCGAAAACTAACGTAACAACTTCTGCCCAGTTTACCACTTCCGCCCGTGAGGTGGATTTCGTGTCCCGCTTTGCTGATAACTGGGACGCACTGCGCAACATCATGGGCATTATGCGTCCCATCCGCAAGGCCCCCGGCACGAAGCTGGTTTCCTACAAGGCCAGCGTGGACGGCGGTCTCAAGGGCGGCACTGTGGCTGAGGGTGACGAGATCCCCTTCACCAAGATGAAGGTGGAGCCTGCTGCCTACGGCGACATCGACATTTCCAAGTATGCCAAGAGCGTGACGATCGAGAGCGTGGCAAAGTACGGCGCTGACGTTGCCGTGGAGAAGACCGATGAGGCTTTCCTCGTGGCCCTGCAGAACAAGGTCCTGACCGACTTCTATACCTTCCTCGGTACCGGCACTTTGAAGGTGACCGAGAAGACGTGGCAGCGCGCTTTGGCCATGGCTAAGGGCAAGGTGCTGGACAAGTTTGCCGGTCTGGATAAGGACGTGACCGAGGTGGTGGGCTTCGCCAACATCATCGACGCTTACGATTACCTGGGCGACAAGGAGATCACCGTGCAGACCATGTTCGGCATCAACTACGTGGAGAACTTCATGGGCTACCGCACTCTGTTCCTGCTGCCTGAGAAGTACATTGCCTCCAAGAAGGTGATCGCTCTGCCCGTGGAGAACATCGACCTGTACTATGTGGACCCCAGCGACAGCGACTTTGCCAAGCTGGGCCTGAACTACACCGTGAAGGGCGAGACCAACCTGATCGGAGTTCACGTCGACGGCGATTACAGCCGCGCCACCGGCGATATGTACGCCATCATGGGCATGAAGCTGTGGGCTGAGTATCTGGACGGCATTGCCGTGGCTACCGTTGCTGCGGCTGCTGCGGGCTAAATAAGGGGGCGGCGTGATGCTTGAACAGGTCTTACGGCATTTGAACAACTGGTTCCTTGTGGACATTCACGAGGGCACGTTCACCGTGGAGAACGGCAGCATTGCGCTGCCCTTTCTCCTGACCAATCAATATTTCCGCATCTGCGGCTCTGTGTTTAATGACGGTCTGCATCAATATCCGGCGGCTGACCTGACGGATGAAACCTTTACCGGGACGGTGTGGGCGCTGGCGGTGCCAAAGGCTGTGGTTGTGCTTGCCGAAGATATCGCCGCGTGGCAGGAAAAGAACGGGGAGGCCGTTGCAAGCCCGTATCAAAGCGAGAGCTTCGGGGGCTATTCTTACGCCAAACGCAGCGCGGGAAGCGACGGCAGCGCGTTGAACGGCTGGCAGGACGCTTTCAGAGACCGGTTAAACGACTGGCGAAAGCTCAAGGGGGTGGAACCGTGAGTTTACTCGACGATTTTGCAAGCAAATGCGTGCTGATGGAAAAGACGCGAACGCCGGACGGCGCAGGCGGCTACATCGTTGCGTGGGCCGAAGGCGCGGAATTTCTCAACTATCAAGCGCTCGATACCTCGATGGAGGCCCGCAGGGCGGAAAAGGAGGGTGTGACCTCGGTGTATTCCGCGCTGGTCAACAAGACCGTCCCCATCGAGTATAACGACTATTTCCGCGACACGTCCACCGGCAACACCTACCGCGTGACCTCAAACCCCGAGGAAAAGGCCGCGCCGAGGTCTGCGGGTGCAACCATTAAGGCACTGAAATTCTTCACCGCAGAGCGAAAGGAGTTGCCAAAATGACAAAGGACAAGGCGCTCCATGCGTGGTTTTCTCAATTCCTCCCGGCCTATCCGACCTCCAACGTGCCAGATGATGCGGTTTTCCCGTGGCTGACCTATGAGCTTATCACAGGGTCATGGGAGAGCGGTGAAATCGCGCTGACGGTCAACCTCTGGTATTACACCGAGAGCGAAGCGACACCCAACGCAAAGGCACAGGAAATCAGCGATGCCATCGGCATGGGCGGCGTGCTTGTGCCGTATGATGGCGGGGCGATGTGGATCAAGCGAGGATCCCCGTGGTGCCAGAACATCGCGGATGAAAGCGATAAAAACATCAAGCGGCGGTATCTCAACATTACGGTTGAGTTCCTGTCGCAAAACTGATGAAAGGGAAAGACTATGAAATTTACCAAGATTCCTTCTGACGCATTTCAGAAGCTTCAGATCAACGCTGGTATCCTGACGACCGACTTCACGCCTGCGACCGGCGCCATCGGCGAGGCGGGGCAGATCGGCGCAACGACCGGTGGCGTCAACTTCACCGCCACGCCGACCTACTCGGACTTTGGCGAGGATATCGACAACTGCCCCAAGAACATGAAAGAGCTGAAAAAGCTCGATTCGTGGGAGGTAAAGATGACCGGCACGTTTGTCAATGCGGATACCGCCATTGCAAAGCGGCTGTGCGGCGCGGCGGACATCGGGACGACCGACACGACCAAGGTTACACCGCGCAACGACCTCAAGGACGCGGACTTTGACGATATCTGGCTTGTGGGCGATTACTCCGACAAGAACGGCGAAACTAACGGCGGCTTTATCGCTATCAAGCTGATCAACGCGCTTTCCACAGGCGGCTTCCAGCTTCAGACAAGCGACAAGGCCAAGGGACAGTTTGCCTTTGAGTTTACCGGGCACTATTCCATGAGCGCGCAGGACACGGTTCCCTTTGAAATTTACATCAAGTCCGGCACGGCGGAGGCGTAAATGAGACTTTCCGACATTCAGGGCGAGCGCGTCTTTGACGTCATCGCGGATATCATCGACCCGATTGCTAACATTGCGGAGGACGATGCGGCATCCGCGCTGTTCAAGCGCGAGAAGCTGCCCGAGGGCATGACAGCCAAAGAGTTTATGACGCAGAGGGCGCGAAAAGCGCTCCCCGCGCTGCTCAAGGGCCACAAAGGCGACATCATCGCCATTCTTGCCTCTATTGAGGGAGTGAGCGCAGAGAGCTACAAGGGTGCGCTGAACCTCGTCAAGCTGATGCGCGACGCGACGGAGCTTTTGACCGATGAGGCATTCAGCGCGCTTTTTCTCTCAGCGCAGAGCGGGAAATCCTCTGGCTCTGCGCAGGAGAATACCGAGGGCAAAGAAGAATAAAGCCGTTCCTGCGGTACTGTGTGGCGCGGCTCAATGAAAAAGCAAGAAACGACGCATACCGCATTTATGTGACGGACGCGCTGCGCATTGTGGCCGAAAACACGGCGCGATACGCGGGCGGGAACTATATCAAGGCGCGATACGCGGACATCATTGAGCCGAAGAAGCAGGACAACAGAACGTGCGAAGAGATTACCGCCGATATTATCGCGCGGTGCGGGCTGACGATAAAAAAAGCCGCCCCTGACGGGGCGGCGGAGGGATAGGCGTTATTTGAGAACGTATTCCGAGATCATGCGGCCGATCTTCCCGATGTCGGTATCGCCTTTGAACTCAAATTTGGCGGTAAAGCCATTGGAAAACGTCAGGACAAGCTCGCTGTCGGGGATCAGCTCAACAAGGCCGGGTGTCTGGATAGCGAAGAACTGCACCCTGGAAAAGGGCATGGAGCTGAACGATTTCCGCTTTCCGGTGATGCCCTGCACGTCAACGGAAATAATGCGCTTGTTGGTGAAGATAAGCTGGTCGCGGATCGTTTTGAACGCGCAGGCGATCTCTTCGCCCGCGATCAAAAGACCGTTGACCTCGTCGCGGACTTCGGCAATGGGAATAGGCTTTAAGTCAAATGCGGAATCTTTGTTGAAATTGATCATGGCAAAACCCTCCTTTCCTGAAATTGTACTACATAAGCCTTGACTTTTCAAGGGCTTTTCGCCAAAAACACCAAAAAGCGTGGTGAGAACATGAATTTATTAGACCTTTTTGTCAAAATCAGCGTTGACACGAGCGAAGTAGATAAAAACCTCGGGGATACCAAAGAAAAGGCATTGAGCTTTGGCGACGTGCTGAAAGCCAATATTGCAGGGCAAGCCATTGTTGCAGGCGTGAAAGCTGTTGCAGGCGCGGTAAAAAACATTGGCGCAGCAGCGATCCAAAGCTACGGCGAGTATGAGCAGCTGGTCGGCGGCGTGGAAACGCTTTTTAAGTCCTCTGCCGACACCGTGATGCAGTACGCCGCGAACGCATACCAGACGGCGGGCATGAGCGCCAACGAGTACATGACCACCGTGACGGCATTTTCTGCGTCTCTGCTGCAATCGATGGGCGGAGACACGGACGCGGCAGCGGAAAAGGCGAATCTGGCCATCACCGACATGAGCGACAACGCCAATAAGATGGGCACGGACATGCAGTCCATCCAGAACGCTTATCAGGGCTTCGCCAAGCAGAACTACACCATGCTGGACAACCTAAAGCTGGGCTATGGCGGCACAAAAGAAGAAATGCAGCGTCTTTTGGACGATGCGAACGCCTTAAATGCCGCGCAGGGCAATTATACCAACTACACCATCAGCAGCTACGCGGATATCGTAGACGCTATCCATACCGTGCAGACGGAAATGGGCATCACGGGCACGACGCAGCTGGAAGCCAGTACGACGATTCAAGGCTCTATTGCGTCGATGAAAGCGGCGTATGACAACTTTATCACGGGGCTGGGCGATGAAAACGCCGACATGGCAGAACTCATCACGAACCTTTTGGGCAGCGCCGTGACGGTGGCGGAAAATCTCTTGCCGGTCGTTGAGAGGGTCCTTGAAAACATTGGCGTTGTGGTGCAGGAAAAAGGCCCTGAAATGATCGAGAAATTCGTCGGCTATGCCGTCGAAAAACTGCCGCAGGTCATTGAGCTGGGCATGAAGATGGTGTTGGCGATCGTCAGCGGCCTTGCTGATAATTTGCCGCAGATCGTTCGGTCGGTGCTTGACATGATGGCGACCATTGTAAAGACCTTTGTTTCTTCACTCCCCGACATCGTAGATGTCGGTAAGCAAATCGTGAAGGGCTTGTGGGAAGGAATCAAGGCAATGGGCAGCTGGATCAAGAATAAAGTCGGAAACTTTTTCTCCGGAATTGTTTCAGGCGTGAAAAGCAAACTCGGGATCCATTCTCCGTCTCGAGTATTTGCGGGGATCGGTGAGAATATGGCGCTGGGCCTTGGCGAGGGCTGGGACAACGAGTACGACAGCATCAAGCGCGGCATCACTGGTGGGCTGGACTTCGGCACAGCACAGATCGGCGCGGAGCAATCTTTCGGCGGTCAGATGCGCAGCGCGCTATCTTCCCTCAGCGGCATGGGCGGTGATATCCACATCGTTGTGCAGTCCGTGCTTGACGGGAAGGTGATTGGTGAGACGGCATACAAATACAACAGGCAGCTCCAACGAGCAATGGGGGTGTAAATGGATATCACGCTGAAACTCGGCGCGCTTGACGTGCACGAGAGGTTATCCACATACTCCGTGCAGCGGGAAGTAAGCTATAGCAAAATCATTGTGACGATGGACGATGTGGAGCACGCGGCGCGGAGCAAAGACCGCTATGTTGTGACGTTCTCCCTCTTCCCGATGACGGAGGACGAGGCGACGGCATATTGCGACGCGCTGCGCGCATCGACCATTGAGGTGACATTTTCCGACCCGCATACCAAGACAGACTTGGTAAAACCGATGCGCGTGACAAGCAATCTTGACGCGGCGTTTGCGCTTGTGTCTGCCGACGGTAAACGCAGGTATAAGGGCGGAGAGATACAGTTGAGGGAGATTTAATGCACAGCGTAAGTGATTTATACTTAACACTGCTTGCTAACCGGAATCATCGCGTAGAAACCAAATTAAGCATTGCGGGGGTGGAATATAGTCAAGCGGACATCGTAAAAAACAGCTTACGAGTGTATGGCGGACTGTATTCCACCTTTGGCATTGGTAATTGTTCGGCGCGGCAAATCGACGTCGAGCTTTACCCAAAAGGCACGATTCCACGGCAGGCAAAAATTGAAGTATTTGCGCGGCTGGTGCTCGGCGAGCAAGCGAGTGAGTGGATTCCCAAAGGCGTGTTTTTCTTCTCCACGCGCAAGACTGACCGGATCACGGGCGTCTTGAGTGTGCACGGGTATGATGCGATGCTCAAAGCCGAGGAGACGTGGCTCGACAGCAGCTATGACGCGGAGACATGGCCGATGCCGGCGGCGACGGCGGTCGCGGATATCGCGGCGCGCATGGGGGTGGCAGTGGACAGCCGCACGGTATTGGATGCGGCGTTCCCGATGCAATATCCTGTGGACAGCGAGGGCGATATGACGATGCGTGAGGCGCTGGGGCGTATTGCGGTCGCCAACGCGGGGAACTGGATCATCACGGACGACGGGAAGCTGCTGCTGGTAGGTCTCAACTCCATGCCGAAAGAAACCAATTATCTGGTGACGGAGACCGGCAGCGCCATCACCTTCGGCGGCGTGCGAATCCTCGTTTAAGGAGGGCAACATGGACAAAACCTATTTAGGGCGGCGGCTGGCGGAGTTTTCCCCGGGCATCGCGTCGCAGCCTATTACAAAGGTCGAGTTGCTTGACGAGAACGGCGACGTGGTCGGCGTGTCCGGATCGGACACCGGACGGACGCTGACGGCCTTGCAGCCGGACGGCACAAATGCGATGGCGGCGTCGATCCTCACCAAAGTCTCCGGATACAAGCACATCGGCTACGAGGGCAGCGAGGCGCTGCTTGACCCTGCGGTCGAGCTTGGCGACGCGGTGACGGTAGACGGGCTTTATGTGCCCCTCATCGCGCTGGACATGACGTTTGAACCAATGCTCGCGCCGGACATCTCCGCGCCGGACGCGGACGAGATCGACGACGAGTACCCGTACAAATCGCCGACGCAGCGGCAGATCGAGCGCAACATGGCAAAAACCCGTTCGCTCATCACCAAAACCAGCGAGGCGATCATGCTCAAGGTCGAGGGCATCGACGGCAAGTACACTGAGGTCAAAACCACGCTGGACGGCCTGACGGTGACGGACGCGAGCGGCACGACCAAGATCAACGGCAGCAGCATCAAGACGGATAATCTGTACGTCGATGCGGCGAATATCAAGGGTACGCTGACAGCCGACCAAATCCAGACCGGCAGCATCCGCGTCGGCGATCTCAAGGACGGCTCGAATTATGCTACGAAGACCTACGTCGACAACAACGCGGGCCTGAGCGCAAGCGAGGTCGACAATGCAATCGCGACGTACATTGACAGCACTTCTATCACAGCGCAGAAGTTGCGCGGCCAGACGGTGGAACTCCTGGCAAACAGCAATACCAAAGTGGGCGAACTTTCGCTCGTCGAGACGAATGTTGACTATGGTATCGGCATTAAAACCCTCTATGGCGGTATCAAGCTGGAATCGGCGACTAACGTATACCTAAAAGCCAGCGGCGCCTACGGTGGATTTATCACGCTGTCCAACAACATTGTGTCGCTCGGCGGCGGCGAGCTGTATATCGGCAGCCAGATGTACGGAGATAACTTACCGGCTGGCAGCTGGGGAAAACTGTTTTTCCTCCGTTCAGTGAGGTGACGCATGGCAAGTTTTAGCGTCAGCGTTACAGCGACGGGGTCGACGACAGCCGTCCTCAACGGCACGTTTTACGGAGACAGCTACCACGACCGAGCGCGTGCGATCTACGTGACCGGCATTCTGGGGTACGGGTATTACTTGACCTCGAACGAGGATTCCGGCGCGAACAACACGTTTACGGATTCGTTCGACGGACTTACCCCCGGCAAAACCTACGATTGGGAGGCAGTGCTCTGCTATTGGGACACCAACCTCAATCAATGGGTGGAGACCAGCTATTCCGACAGCGGATCGTTTACCACAGATGGCGGCGGCACTACGGGCGGCGCGGTGTACATCTACACGGATATGTGGCGAGCGTATACGCCGTACATCTACACGGACACGTGGAGACCCTACAACGCAGAAATCTACACCGACTCTTGGTGGGAGTCTGGATAAGGAGGCACTATGACAAAGCAGGCAATGCAGATCCTTGACAGCGCATTTAATACGCTGTCTTTGGTGATGATCTCCGCGAACGACGCGGAGAAGATGGCAAAGGTCAAGGGAGAGCTGAGGCAGGCATATGCGATCCTTGAGCGGCTTGACCAGCAGGCGGCGCACGTCCCCGCAGAGCCG